CGAAAAATGGACGGTACGGTCGTTAGAAGGGACGAAGAATGACAAGTGAATCACCATTAAACAACATTTTTGACCATGCATTCCCATTGGCGGATGAGTTGTCCGTCCTTGTAAATAATTCAATCAAAAAGATGGTTGCTAACGAAAAAATGCCAGTGTCAATCACGGACGCAATTATCGTGCATACAGTATCTTTGATGCTGATGATTTGCATGATGAATCGTGAAGTTTTGGACACGGGAGATTTGGAAGCGACATTTAGAAAGGTAAAAAGCATCACGCATGATTACCTTGCTCATGTTCTGAATCTTCCGCGAGAAAGAAAAGGGGAAGATGATGACGATGACGCAGTTGGAACCTCCGATACCGCTCTTAACTCCTAAAGGCCCCGCTCTTGCTGTTCTCGTCCTTGATTACGGGGCAGAGCATCACTTGATGTGGGTCTGCATACAAAACAAAACTGGAGAAATATGGACTTGGCCAAATCCCGATGTCAGGGGGACTTCAAACCCGACAATGGGGCGGCCATTGGTTCATCCTCCTGAATTGGAAAGCCGCCATGGAACAATTAACGCCAATCCAGACGGTCATCTGGACAAACAACGCAAAGCATAGGGAGCAGATCTTCTTGCTTCGTTTGCTTGACGTTTATGGTCTTGAAAGCTTCGCGGCGACGTTGGAGGAGATTGCTACACATACGGGGTTCCATAGGGACACCGTAGTGAGATGCCTCAAGGGCCTTAAGGACCTTGGGTATATCCAGAGTGATAGAATGTACGAAAAAAACGGCAGTTATAACCTGCCGATAGTAAAAAAGTGCGTATATCAGATCATTATTGGAAAAGGACCTGCCACCGATTGATGGCAGGCCAAGTCACGGGAGGAAGCCTCCGGAGAAACCTAAAAACCGGAGGCAACCTCATTATACCATATGGAAGGCGCGTTCTTCAACGCGAGCCACCCGGGCGGACCATCCTTTACCAAATGTCTGCCATGTCCCCAGGGATTGAAGGTATTCCAACCTTTTTTCGCATAATTCTGTGACCAGATCCCGGGTAGAGCGGAGGCCAACAGCCTCTAACGTTTTATCACCGATGATCCCATCCGCCACAACTCCAAGGCAAGATTGAAGGTATTTCGCGGCGCGAGAATTGCCGCTATTAACGGCGAAATCAAAAACAGCGTAATCCAAACCTTCTGGGAGATCGTCACCTTTGATTTTGTCCCAGTATCTTGTTTTGTAGACGGGCGTAACGTCTTCAATTGTGAGATTTTTGATATCTTCAACGGTCGCTTCTTTGCCTGTGTAGGCTTCCCAGGTTTTTTTGGTGATGCCATGATTTGTCGCTCCTCCCGGATCTTTTGGATTATTAACGAACCCGCCTTCTTCCCTTAAAACAAAGGCAAGGCATTGCTCAAAATTATCTTTCATTGTCTCTACCAGATTCTACCACCGCGTTTTTCGCGAGCATTGTATGATGAGGAAAAGGCCCCGCCATGATCAGTTTCTGTATCATTGTCGGATGTATCACTGTCTCCTCCTGGCCGTCCATACCCACCAGTATAATTTGTTGACAATTCTGTTGAACTTCTGGGCGAGTAATTGTCACTTGCACGATTTGATGAGTCAGCAAAATTGCCCATTAAATCAGCCGGTCTAGGAGTGGGCGTTGGGATCTTCCCGCTTAAATCATATGGTCTTGATTCTGGCGTTGGAATAACTGGTTCAGTTTTTTGAGTTAAACCAGGAAGTGGCATTCTTGACCATTCATACGGATTAATTTGATTTATGTCAGGTTGACGTTGCATTGCAGTCGCCATACCTGGATAAAATGTTCCTCCAAGCGAGTCTTTATTCATGTACATATTTTTAACAAGATCGCCTTGAACTTCTCCCGCGAGACGATCATAAATCGGGTATGCAACTTTAGTCATATTAACACCGGTTGGCGATAAATTGTTTGGATCAGTACCTTTGCTTAACATATAAGAATTAAAAGCATTCGTAGTTAAATCTTGAACAGCCTGCTCTCTTGCTTGTTGGCTTTTATCATAAGCCATATTTGCTGGAGGCAACCCAGACTCATAACGGTCTGATAAAGTGTTATAAAGATTAAAAAGTGAATAATACGGTGCGCCGCCAATATCTACTTTGGGATCTAATTTATTTTCTAATGTTTGCACACCGTGCTGACCTTCGTGCAATAAAAATCCCATTTGCATATCTTGTCGTGTATTAAAACCTTCTTCAACAGGGTAATCTTTACTCATATTTAAATCAATTTTATTTGTGTCAGGATAATAGCCGCCAATGCGATACCCATTTTGATCATAAAATGCGTTAACTGGCGCTTTTGCCAATTGCGGATAAGCTTTAAAAAGATCCGGTTTATCAATCAATTGATCAAATGTAACCGTTGGCTGCTCCCAACGATCAAGCGGAGTTTCAGTTAATTTTTTATAAGCATCCTGGTTAAACGTAACATTTGTGTCAGGAGAATAACTTAAAAACTGGCCACTTGGGCCATGTTTAAAAAGACCTGTTTCGTGATAAATTTGCCCTGGCGTGTATCCACTTGATTCCATCTGGCGAGCAATAGCTTGCTTCACCGGATCAGAAGTTTCTGCATTCGGACCAAAAAACATGGCAACTTGATTTTTCGGCAAAACACCTTGTTGCTGATTTTGATTTGGTGTCATGTTGCCAAGATTTTTAGGGTAAGCCATGAAACCTGTCCTTATCGCGTAACTTTTTTAATTTTTTCATATGTGCGGAGACCCGCCATACCAAGCATTCCAACCACCAATTCCATTAATGATGAATCAAGAGCAGGCAAATCGTGCCATCCTGCGCCAATGGCCAATGGCCGCACCACATATTGATACGCCAATCCAGCAGCCCCAATCCAGCCAATAGCAGGCCGCCAGCCGCTAACAAAAAGATTAGGGTTTGAAGCTTCTGCCACATTGATGTCGGCCTGTTGTTGGTCCCACCCCTTGAGAGCATCTCGCAACTCCGCTTCGTACTGCGCTTTGGCCTGCGGGTCCGAAACAAATTTGTCCAGAATCTTCAGACCGGCAGCTACAACGTCATCAATACCGAATGCCATTATACTCTCCCCTGCAAGATCCTGAGAGCCTTGACGATGTCGTCGTCATGGACATTCAGCATGGGCTTTGTTTCACCGTCCAATTCTTTTTTGGCGGCTTTGAACATTTTATCCACTTCCGGGATACGACCGCCTGTGGCGCGGGTTGGACGGTATCTCATCAACTCCGCCAAACTAGTTGGCATGGAAATAGTATCGCCGCCATCAACGCCGGTCATGCGTCCAGAAAATGCAGCATCCATTGCATTTTGCAAGTTACGAGCAGGATGATTCTTCGACCAATCCTCAAGTTCCTTCAATGACTTTGGCATTTCAATCGGTGTGGCGTTATCTAAAATTGACCCACCAACTTCACCGCCATTTGCATACGCCGGTTGCCCATGCTTATTGATGTGCTTAATGATCTTGTCAGTCAGGCGCACACCGTAATGCGGAAACAATAAATTACCGTTGCCTCTGTCGTTTGACTCAAAATATCCGATTTGCTCCTGTTTCACTGACGGATCAATTTTGCGCAGATACTTTATCAACTCATTTGGAAGAGTTTTGTGATAATATTGAACCGTTCTTTCAGCTTTGCTGGCGTTTCTTGGATTGTCTTTAACATAAAAAAGAGGATGTTCTTTATCAGTGATGAGCCTGTTTGGATTTTTACGCAAAATTGACGTAAGATTTTTCCCAACAAATTCTTCTAACGGATCGCCATATTGTTTCAGCATATCCTGATAATCAACTTTAATTTTTTTCACGCTGCCATTGTCTTCAACGGCCAAAATACTTTCTTTTGGATCAAAAGCCATACCTGTAACAGGTGTTGCAAATCCATTACGAATAAGCTGTTCTTGCCACGGTGTTAAACTGATACCGGCATGACGATAGTCGGCGGCCCTCTGAAGCATAAGCTTGATGGCCATTTCAGTATATTTTTTTTCATCATCCGAATAAGGGGCAAGTGGCGGAACCTTGCCCATATTTGACAATGCGCTTTGATAATTGGATTTTTTTGAAAAAGCTTCACCCTCTAACTTGCTCCAATTAGGTATTGATGCTACTTTTTTAAGCAAATCATCTCTTTCTCTTGAAAGTTTTGCTCTGTCTAAATGCCAGCCTGGAGTACCTCTGATTTTTTTTGATTTTTCATCAATTTGCTGCATCAAATCATAAAATTCTTTTTTTGTTTTTTCTGCCTCTTCAAACGAAGATGCAATATCGTCATATGATTTGCGCAAAGCAGAAGGAGAGTATTGCATTTTATGCAATTCTTCTGGCTTATACTTTCTTGATTTTTGATTAACGTCAGATTGAACTTCATCAATATTTAAAAAAGGTTCGTTATGGTTAAATGTTGAACCATCAAAAGGAGAAATGGTTTGACCGCGAACATGAAAAGCATTCAAACCCTCATTAGGATAATGAGTTTTCGGATATGTTTTGCTTTTTTTTGCAAGGTCTTTGTGCATTGCTGTAGCAGTTGCTAATGCAAGATCTTTTAAAGATTCAACTTGGCCTTCAGACAAAGGCTCATCATAAGTTTTGTTAAGCAAATGATTCCGCGCTTTATCTAAAACCGTATAAGAATGACGTTCTTTACCTTCAACGTTTTGAAATGAATTTTTTGCAACGGAAAGATCTTCCATGCTTGGCAAAAAAATATCAGAATCTTGAGATTTTTCACTTGCGGGTTTGCGCGGCTCAACAATAACCGGCATTTCAAAATACCCGCGACCGTGCTTATAGCGACGAGAAGGCCATTTCCAATAAGGCGCTTTCTCTTCATTAAATTCAACAGGCTTCGCAACGGGAGATGTTTCTCCTATTCTTTGTGCCAACTCAAACGGTGTAATCTTGGCGTTTTCATCATAATCTTCACCAAGATCATGGATGAGATTGTCTGGCGTTGACGATGGGTGCAAACTGCCCTGATGAATCATTTCATACAAAGAACGAGGTTCTTTGTTGATGATTGTCCTCATCGCATCCAGTATACCCATCTTTTGATTTGCAACAGCAGGACGCAATGCTGCTCCGGCCCTCATCGTCGGGCTGAACATTCTGTTTTCATCCAAATCCGTAGCAGGACGGTCATCCTCTTCCGGTGGATTGTTATTGCCCATTGCTGGGGTTTCATCATCTACAGACCCGCCCGGTCCGTATTTGATACGACCGCCAGCTTTATGGCCAGGGATTACATCTCTCATAGATCCGGGGCGTGTGCCTGTATAAGCCGCAGTTGCCTGGCGGTAAGCGCGTTGTGTAGCTTTGTTTCCAAAGTCGAAAAGCGACAATACCTTTTGCCAACTTTTGCGGTCAGCCGGTGTTTTGTTAATTGCTTCAGCCAATGCTATCGCGTCTTTTGGATCGCGTGATTGAAGCATATTCAAGAATTTTCTTGCGCGTTGATCTTCAAGAACCTGTTTGGCGTATTTGTAGCCGCCATAGGCCATTGACGCGATACCAAGAGGCTTCCCAAGGAAAAATGCGCTTTCCATGGCATTAAGAACAACCCCGGCAATCCCAAATGAACTTGGAGCAGTAAACGTGCGGAAGAACCGACGAACAGGAGTAGTGTTGCCCAACAGATTGGCGGCATCTTCCATCTTCATGGTTTTGCCAATATTCAGAGCCGCCTCAAAGCGATCAAAGTTAGAAATACCTGTACGGGCTGCCGCACCGGGTTCATTCCAATTCAAAACTCTTTTAACCAATTCACGGTTATCAGATGTCTTCATAATTTTGTCGAATGCCTTATACCCGTCAGCCTGTGTGAGCATTGCATTGACCTGCTGAAGGAAACCGGCCTGATAAAGGCCCTTTTCAGCATCATTCATCTTGTCAAAATCGCTCAATACACGCTGACGTTTGGCAGGGCTTGGTGTCAAGCCAAGGCTTTGCAAAAGGCTTGCGCCTTCATCCAAAGCATTAGATCCTGTTTTAATATCGCCATAAAGTTCTTGGGCTTTTTTAAGAGGATTTTCAATGCCCTTTGCGGCATATAAATCGTCAAGACCTTTGCGCAATGCTTTTGCCGTATCAACTGGACCTGTCTCTTTGAGGGAGAAAAGTTTTTTCGCAAGCTTGTCCCAAAATTCTAACGGCGCACCCGTAATCATTCCATCAGGTGTTTCACGACCAATTCTCCAAAGAGAGTTTTCTTGATCGTATGAAAGAAAATCAAGAGGAGGCAGCCCTTTTGCTGCGCGGCTTTCATTCATGTCACGCAATACCATTTGTGACATATTTTGAGCCGTAGGGCTGTTTTCAAACAAAGAAATCAACCGCGCAGATTTAACAGAAGGATTTTCTGCGTACACTTTACCATATGTTTTAGTATACAAATCATCTCTGACTTCGTTGGCAAATTTCTTTGCTTCAGCAAAAGTCATGGGCTGATCAATTGCTTCTCGAATTCCGTTTGCCCGGCGGAAATTATTTACCGCTCCGGTCAACGCATCATCACCAATTGTGCCAAGGATTTGGTCAATAAACTGATCTTTTGTCGCGGCGTTCTTGTTCCAGTTTGCAAGGAGATTTTCAACCTCCGCCTGCACTTTTGAATTCATCAAAGAATTTTGGCTGACAAACCGTGAAATAATGTCTGAAGGAGAATCTCCCAAAGCCATTGTTGCCATAATGCGAGATCTATCTAATGGAATGCCAGCCGCAGCTTCAGCATCCAAAAGATTCTGTAATTCTTCTGACTGTTTTCCTGTAAACGTACCAAGCTGCTTCATTCTTTGAATGTCTTTTGCAGCCCTTTCAACCATATAATCAGTCGGCGCTTTCATTCCCATGGCACGAATTGCATCGTCAGCCAATCCAGCTTTTGACGCAAAGGTGCTAAGTGCAGGTGCTGCAAATTTTGTGGCTGCCATTGGCGATACAATTGCACCGGCCAAACGCGCATACGGTTCATATTCTTTAGGGGCAAGTTCAGCCGCCAATTCACCACCGGCCCCGGCAACAGCTGCGCGACCAAGAGCAGCAACAAAAGGCTCCTGCAAACCAGGAATAAGGGCAGTCGCCGCAGTCGGGACCATTTCCCCGATAGATTGCGCATACTTGCCGGGAACTGTTTTTGCTTCATACTCAGCGCCTGGGAGATTTTCCTCTGCCCATTTTATTGTAGCGGCGCTTGTAGGTACGGGGCCAACATAATCCCGCTCCGGAGCAGCACGTTCCTTCTCAACTTCTTTCCAATACTCTTCAGCGCCGCCTTCGGGTGAATACCCGGCTTTTTCCATCGCTCTCTTGCCGTAATACTTGGCGTATTCTCCGCCCCACCGACCAAGCGCACCAATGTCTCCAGGAAGCCCCACAAGAGCCGCAGCACCGCGTTCCAAGCCAGCGCCGCCTGCGCGAAGAACGTCTTCACCAAGTCCTACAGGCGGCTCTTCGTGTTCGCCAACACCAATTTTAGATATTGGCGTTGATGCAGATGGCATCAATGCTTCGTATTTATTGCCCGTCTCTTCAGATGGATGCGGTTGAGCAGAAGGAGGTGCATTGCTCACATCCTTTACAGGCGGCATCATTGCTTCATATTTGTTTTCTTCTTCAGAAGTTGCCATGATTACTCACCGATGAAGATGCGGGACATATTTGAAATACCATATATCTTAAATGCGGCATCGTTAAATTGTTTAATCGCTCTTTCACGGGCTTTTGGATCAGGATTTGATACATCTTCAAGAAGCATAGAAATCGCATTTTTACGTTCATAACCTTTACCGCCAGTGGCCATGAGCATTTTAATAATTGCTTCTTTTTCCATTGCTTGAGCCTGGCTTGCAACTTTGTCATAAGCCTGGCCGGTCAATGTTCCCGCTCTCACACCCATGCGGCTTGCATAGAAATCCATGAAATTGCGTTTATCAATCGGAGACTGATTATTGACCAAGAAGGTTGCCAAAATTGAAGCTTGAGTAAGCTTTGTCTGATCCGCGTTTGGATAAGATGCTTGCAGATTTTCCTTCCAACCCAATGCTTCTCTTGCCGAAGCATTTTGGATCTGAAGCGTACTCATTTTCTTATACAGCTGACCGGCAGTGATATCTGCTTCAGTGATACGATTTGGATCATTGTCTTTAAGGCCAAGCATATTATTCAAGAAACCAACATAATTTGCGAGGTTTTGACGTTCACCAGAGAATGGACCGCTTGATGTGAAATCAGCATCTTTTGAATCACCAAGCATAGTGTAAGCGCCAATAGAGGTATTCAAATCTCTACGGCGGGTCATTGCCTGATCAGCTTCAGCTTTTGCCTGCGCGTAATCTGTATCGAAAGCTTTATATGCAGCATCAGCACGACCAGGCGCACTGTTTGTTTCCATATCCTGCGCCACATACCTATCAATCGTATCAATAGCTTTTTTCGTGCCTTCCGGCCCCATTTGAGGACCAAAGGACATAGGCATTTCTGGTGTACCCGCAGCCGGAGGTTTCGCGCCGCCGCCGGAAATAGGTGCGTTGCCTTCCCCAGTAATTGGTGCTTCTCCCCTTCCGGTGATAACAGCGGTTCCTGCTGTGCCTGGCGCACCTGTCGCCTGGCCTTTTTTCGGCCATGGAACGCCGACAAGACCAGGAGGCTGACCGCCTTCGCCAATGACCGGGAACATCGTCTGCCCCAATCCTTGCATAGACGCTGCTGCCCAATCTTTTGCCGCCGCTGCCGGTTTTGAAACCCGGGCCTCGACGCGGCTCTTTTCCGCCTCTGTGACCCCTTTTTCGGCTTCGATTTGCGCCTTCTGGTAACCTTCTTGTTTGTCCTGAAGTTGTTGGACATTTTCAGCATAGTTACGGGCAGCATTTGCCAGCTGTGCGCCACCCGCACCCGGGATGAGTGACGAGAAGAATTGCAAATTCAAAAGAGAATCTGCACTTGGGCGGTTCGCTAACTCAAGCGGTGTCGGGGCAATATAACGACGGTATCCTTCGCCACCAACGTCAGAGCGAGTAATTGCCGCTGCCGGTTGAATTAATGATCCTCTCTTGCCTTGAACAGCCAATCCTTGATCTTCGGCAGGTGCCGCAGGGGCGGTTGCGGCAGGTTGTTTACCATCACCACCCATAGCCGTTTCGTACTCAGCAGCGGTTCTCTCTGATCTTGTATAACCGCCATATGCTTCGTTTGGATTTACAATCGGAGTTTTGCTCAGTTTTACAGGTTCATAGCCAGCCGTAGGTGTGCTTGCGGCTTGCGCAAGAGGAACAGACGGCGCTGCTGAAGCATCAGGCCTACCCGGATATGCTTCAGTAGCCATCATTCTTTCTATTGCGGGTTCAACAACTGTTCTGGTGTATTTTTCAATCGGCTCTCTTGTGCTTCCAGGGACAACGGCGCTGTTACGACGTTGAGGGCCATTGAAAGTTTCACCGGCCTCACCAGCAATAATTTGATTTAATCTTGTCTCATAATCTTCTTGCTGAGTAGCGGGATTATCACTTGTTGGATAACCAGCAAGATTTAACGCACGGGGCGTAGGTTCACGCGATTCTGGCCTTGGCTCAGGTTGAGCAGCAGAAGTTCTTGTTAATGTATATTTTGGTGTGCCATCAGGATTAAGACCCATCATCTCATTGCGCATCGCATCTGTGTCTGCGCCGGGATAAAGGAAATCGCTGATTTTTTTGAATACGCTTGGCTCTTCAGGAGTATCAGTCGCAGAAATGCTGCCAGCATACTGTTTATGGATGCGACCGCCACGACGTTCACCCGGCAACACACCTTTGGCTGCCAATGCTTCTTGGCTTCCCGTCAAACCGTAAACTCCTGCACCTGCAAGCGATTGAGCAAGATCTTGAAGATCCTGGCTAGTTGATAATCCATATTGCATGCTGATGCCGCCAGCGTCCGCCTTGTAAATGCGGCCACCGCGATTTTCGCCTTCGGATGAAGAAGACCCTTCTGAATCACTATTTGATACAACATCTCCATCAGGAGTTACGGAGTAACCATTCCCTAAATTATAATTTCCGCCTCCTGTTACGCCACCGCCGCCTTCGCCAGCACTGCCAATGCCTGACGAAGGCTCTCCGCCTTCTCCGGCTCTTCTATCCGCAGACTGGGAACCTGGAACTGATGAATAACCAGCTTGCCCTGCGCTTCCAATACCTTCACTCTGCGTAGTTGGTGTTACAATTCTATCGGCTGTATTACCAAAACTTTCAGCACTTTGATTCTGAGCATTTTGTCCGATAATTCTATCGGCTGTATTGCCAAAACCTACGACACCTTCATTTGGAGTAGGCGGAGCAATTCCTCCCAAATCAATAGGTCTGCGAGTAGGAAGCGGAATCTGACTTGTATCAGGTGCCATACCAGGAACAGCACCTTTCTCAACAGCACGTTTTATTGCTTCTAAATATTGGCCAACAGTCGCATCAGGACCTAATCCAAACCGATTTTGGTCAAAGTTTTGAGTGTTAATGCCTTTTTCACTATATACATCAACAACTCTTCTGTTTGGATCAGCGTTTACTAATGCGCCATAACCTCCAGGTCCTTGATTATATGCAGTATACAACGATCCTCTCGTTGCAGAATTTCCCTGTTGATTTGCCAAATCGGCAAAATACTCTGCGGCTTTTTTCATCGCTTGTGCGGGATCAAGAGGGTTTTCCAAACCATACGATTTGCCGGTTGACGGAGTAAATTGGAACAGCCCAGCAGAACCAGATTTATTTATTGCATTCGGGTCATATTTCCCGCCTGTTTCAACATTGGCAGTACCGGAAAGTATACCAGTTGGAAGACTATAATCACGTTCAAGTTGATGCTGCAAAGCAGCCAACTCACCTGTGAATCCTGTTTTTGTGCCTCCAACAGGGCCTGATGAAACAGGTGTTAAATCACCCCATCCTTTTGCTGCTTTCACTGCTGGCAAATCTTCTGTCGTTCCAGGCTCTTCTTCAGGGCGTGGGTATGTATGAGTCATGCCACTTGAATCAGTGAATTTGTTCACAATTCTGTCTGTTTCAGGGTCATATGCCGGGTGTGGTGTTTTGTTAAAATCTTCCATAATGGATGGAACGCTCGTCACAGGGACGGCGTTGGCATGCAAAAATCCACCCGGAGCATTTGCCAAGAAAAATTCAGGTTGCCACCGACCATTAACGTTAGAGTATCCAACTTTTACCTGACTTGGATCTGTCACTTTCATTTGGTCCATATACTCGCGAAGAGTTTGGCCCGATGTTGTATTAGCAAATTCTTGCCCGCCGGATGTATCTGCGACAGGATTTGGACTTGAATATGATTGGCTAAGGCTTGCAGCCACTTTTTTAGGATCTTGATTTAAAGCCTGATAAATGAGGCCCATTGGTCCTTGGAAAAGAACCCCACCAAGCATTTTACCGGCATCGCCCAAAGCATTGAAGAGACCAGACGTTCCTTCATATTTGTTGGCATCTTCACCCATTGGAGGAAGAGGCGGAGTAGCGCCACTACCGCCGGTATTACCGCCAGTAAGATTTGGCCTGAAATCAGTTGTTCTTGGCCCTTCAAACGGAGTTTTCCCGCTGCCTTCTTCAGGAGGAGTAGTTGTTGTTGATGTTGGTTCCCATGGTTTTGCTGCACCTTGGAATGATTCAAGATAAGCATCATAAAGACGCTGCACTTCGCTTGAAGATGCACCACTCGCAACAGCATCATTATATTCTTTATAAGCCGTTGCCGGGTCTTTGCGGGCAGTAACGCCACCTTCAGCATAACCAACGCGGCCACCATCTTTCCATTGTCCAAATGAAAGAGGATTGACACCGCCACCGGCTGCACCGCCTGCGCCACCACCGTAGCCACCAAATCCGAATGCGGAGCCAAGGCTTGACCCCATTTGTCCAAGAGAACCAAGAGACCCAAGCAAGCCAATACCGCCCATAGCCTGTTGCATTCCTGACAACGTTGGCGTGTAGGCTGTCGTGGTGCTTCCCATGCCCGGAGCGGCACCAGAAACAAGGCCAGCATAATAGGACAATTGCTGATACGGAAATGCCTGCTGTTGCAGATATTGCTGGTATGCAGTCGAGAGAGCAGCTTGTTGCATTTGCTGCTGCGCCATACCGTATTGATATTGCGCCTGCGCCTGCTGCATGGCGGCTTCCTGGCCACGAAGACCAAGATTACCCAGAGTTCCTGCAGCGGCCTGCGCCAACTGATTGCTTTGAAGTTGAGCGTTTGCGTCAATCTGCTGTTGCGTATTGAATTCGTTCAAAGCCTGGCCGTAACCTTGGTTTAACAAGTTCGCGATTGTCGCGTTGTTGGCCAGGTTTTGCTGACGAGCCAATTCTGCTTGCGCAATGCCTGCACGGTCACCGCCGTAAGCACCTTTGGAAAGCGCGTTGCCCAACACTTGCTGTTGTTGTTGGGCATTTGTCATATTAATATTTGCAACCGCCGCATCAACGACGTTGCTCATGTAGGGCGACATATATTGATTAACAGCGCGAGGGCTGAATTGCTGAAGTTGAATCGGTCGTGCGCCAGCCATAGTAAGACCGGCAGCGTTACCAATAAACGGGTCTGTATAGCCTCTCAAACCGGCAATCGCCTGACCCGCGCCGACCTGATTTGGGTTCATGGCAGAAACAAGACCAGGCACATAGTTCATGTACTCTGCGGCTTTTTCAGGCGTATACTGAGGGTACGGCTCCTTTGATTGGACAGCCGCCCGCTTCAATATATCCATCATCGCTTCGCGGATTGCGGGATCTGGTGTGATTCTGGATGATTGGGACTGCCCAAACATCTGTGTACATAAACTGCCCATGACGAGATCCGTTATTGAATATGTGTTTCGGCGCTATGACCGTGGTAGTTATAAATGAAGAATGCACCCGCCTTCTCCATTTGCCGTTCAAACAATTTGATCTTTGCCTCTGTTCTGACATTTGACACGATGCCCATAAACAGAGGTATTCCAATTTCATCCGCGTAGTTTTTTGCAAATTGTATCAATGACTTAGCCCTTGTAGACTTGCGATAATCAGGGGCCACAAAATTGAACAAATCGCTAATGCAGTATTCTCTGGTGTACCAAAGATTATTAATCATCAAGCAAATAGCGCCTTGAAGTTCGCCATTTTCCATAATGATTCCGACAACGCCTTTTTTATTTGTAACGATGTCGTGAATAAGGTCTTTGACCGTTTCCTCATCCATAGCAAACAAGCCATTCTCCTCATGCATCAGCACAAGGAGATTATAGATTGCTTCTTCATCTTCCGGCTTTGCCAGCCGTACTTTGTAATCTTCGTTACTCATTTTCTCCCCTTAGTCCCTCTTAGGCCCAGGAAGCTTTTTGAGGGTTTTGATCAAATGATTGCGGACGTATTTGACGAAATTGTCCAGATAGTTGTGGCCTTTGTTAACGTCTCCGCCACCCAGTTTTTTGACCACATCCGGGTGAATTACATATTCGCCGCCAGCTGCGACGATTGGTACGGGCTTATAGTTTTTTGCCTCAATAGCCCCACCTTCTGCGGCGGTTCTTTTTTGAAGCATGCTTGGGATGCTCATCCCACTTTGATATTGTTTTACAAGGTCAAATGGGAGTGTACTAGAAAACGGCGTTCTTGCCTGTTGCGGTGCCGCAAAACGGACGTTTGGCACCTTTGTTCCAAAAGGACCGGCGGTAAACATATTGTCGATGATTTTTGACCCGGCCAGCGTATTGCCTTCTCCAAGGCCGGAAACAATGTCTGCCGGGAGGACGTAAGAGCCTTCCAGGACATTCATGGGAATGTGGTCGGTTCTGCCGCCAACGGCCATTGTGATCAGGCCGGTATGGCAGGGGGTGCGCTTTTCACGGGCGATTTTGTCAGCCGCACCGCCGGATGCCCTCATTTGGGGCATGTCAGGCATTTGTGGGCGAACAGCCATTTTTGGCCGCATTGTTTTCAAAACACGGGCGGCGTTGAGAATGGCTTCAGGGTTCATAGGGGGTTTTGAATAAGGTCCGTCCATTTGCCGCTCCTAAAGTATTCAAATTACATTAAATTCCGCATATTTGATAGCCCTTAAAGGGCTAAATTAAGTTGGATTTGGTGAATACGAGACACAACAATTCATTGCCGCATCAGTTTTTATTACAAGACCTGCGGTGTATGCCAGGTTTACAGAGTAATAAACTTGGAAGTTTGCTGCGTTTGCTGCATCAGAAGCAAAAATGCAATTGGAAGCTGATATGCCGCCTGTGGTAGCAGAATTGTAAACAAAAACCTGCCCTGAACCGCCATGCGCTGGTATTGAAATCCCGTAAATTCGACCAGCACCGGCAACAATTAAAGTTGTTGTAGATGCTAAAACTGTAGGGCTGACCAAAGATGGTATGGCAACTCCAGTATTAATAACTAACTGATCAAGATCATTTTTTACCCCAGTCATGGTTTGATTGAGGCCATTGATTGCAATCACGCCGTTTTTTTGGACGGTTAAAACGTCATCTAACGTAGCCATAGTCAGTATTTCCCATCAGGTGCGGCGCGATACCGGATGCCTCCAAGCCGCCAGAACGTTCCTACGTCATTGGAAGATATTCCTATTTTTATCAACCGCGCACGAATGCGAACCGAAATGTATTCGGTTGCTTTGGTCATTGTGTACGGCCCATAAACAATCGGGTCGTCATCAGGATAATTTGTCGCGTAAAATGTCATATTTACAGTAGCATTTTTATTGCCACTGACTGTACCCCATTTCATGTCAGGCCAGATTTGGTCAATAAACATCATATTGTCCGCCTCTGACATGGCAAAATATCCTGTCACGGCGTTTGATTCCATTGCAACGGGCTGAGTACCATTTGAGGCATCATTGCCAATTTCATGCTGATAAACAAAGTTGTCTGTTCCCGACCCGATTGGCGGACCCAGAACAGATTGGTCAATCCAAGCAGTTCTGCCCATGGAACCATAGTCCCAAGCCTGCGTTACAATATTGACCTTTACATAACTGTCATTTTCGCCATTACCCGCCGCAGACGGATAGAACCACATAATTTCGTTGAATTGCGTATTTACTGCACAAACAACACGGTTTGTATACGGCGTACCATTTGCGTCCGTTTTGATATTTTGAAAAATTTGATCCCATATTGGGCATGGCAACGGCATAGGACCATTGGAAGAATTGACGTAAAAATTCTTCTGGCTCATCCAATATTGGACATTCCCAAGCTGCCCAACACAATGGCGGCTGACTGCACCACAGTTTGAGCCAATCTTATTGAACCCGTAAACCAAAGGAGGGCCAACATATTGCATGGCCCAAAGGTCAAGGTCAGTCCAAATTAAAGCCTGTTGCGGCCCTTGAATACAAGTTACAATTTTCGACCCTGAAGGAATGCGATATGAACCCGCCTGATTGGTTGCTGTGCCTATCCATGTTGTTAAATCTCCAACATCAGACCAGCGCAATAAAAGAGGGTCTTGGGTAAGAAGCCCAGGGACGCTAGAACCCCACGCAACAACTTGCCGTTCAGGCATTGCAACAAAAATGCCGTCATTCTTTAATGGTGCTTGTCCGCCGACAATCTGCGCATTTTGTACTTGCCCAGCTGGGTCCCAATAATAAACAGCACCACCAGCCGGGCATGCAACAAGAAACGAACCATAATTATCAAGAGTCCAATCAGTGGCGGTGATTGGTGTGCCACTTGAATAAAGAGTGGCAGTAATTGTTGTTGATGATACAGTTTGGCTATTGTTAACCGTATATGTCCCAGCACCACCTGTACCGGTCCCAAGTGCAGTTATAATTGTTCCTGAGGATATACCAGATCCTGTTATTTGTTGACCAACAAGAACGGTGCCAGATGTTACAGCACTAACTGTCAAAGTTGTTCCTGATATTGATCCGGTAAATACCGCATTTGCAGAGACACCTGAACCAAAACCACCAACACCAAATCCGCCAACGCCAAAACCTGTGCTTGTCGGAACAGGTCCAACACCTACATAAAAATCTGCTTGGATATTTCCGCTATTGATTGCTGTTGGACCAGCCGAAGCAGTTGCGACAGCATCAGCAGCAATGCAAAATTTGTTTGTTGGGTCTGCGCCAGATTGGTCGCCCAATGAAACAACTTCATAAACCCCATAAATTGGAATACCGCCTACAGTCGTTGAAACCGCGACGTAAATTGTCGAGCCAACAGTATATCCGTGGTTTGCAAATGTAACTACAACAATGCTTGAACCGCTTATTGTTGTAAATTTATACGAAAGGCCGCCGTTGTTTACGGTTGACGTTGCATTTGATCCAGCAAGAATTTGATAACTTGAACCTGTTGAAGTGTAAACCAGATAGTTGCCGGTCAAAATAATCCCGCCAACTGACACCGGAGTTGCGTAATAAACATAATCGGTGGTGCTTGGAATGAAATTTGGGTCAACTACAGTTACAAGATTTGAACCGCTTACTGTTGAAAAGTTAGGAGACGAATTGGTTTGTGCAATTTGAGGAGTAATAATTTGAAGAACGTTTGAAGTTAAAACGTTCAAAGATGATTCTGCGCCAATTGCAAGGTGATTATTTGCTGAAAGATCTGACCAGCCTTTAAGGCAACGAATTTTTGATGCAAAAGCAGAACTGTAATATGCAATCCAGCCGCCCAATTTTTGGACCAAGCCAAGGTTATCCTTATCCGGCATAAACCGAATAAGGTTGCTTTCCGATAAAGACGCTTGGTTTAACGTCGGCGTTTTTATCGTATCAACACCAGCGAGAAGTTTGAGTAACTGCCTGGCCATTGATTAGTTCCTTGGCGGAGTTGCAACCGGTGACGGAGATTGCGAAGACCATGCAACCGATTCAAATTTCTTGCGAAATTCTTCAACCGTCGCGCCTTTAAGGAGCGTTTGATATTGCTGTTCCCAGTTAACAGGCATTTGCGGGTCTGCACCTGAAGCAGAAAAGTTTCTTTGATAACCGGAAACATAAACCATGCTTGCCGCTATAAATAAATCTGGCAAGTATGTAGAAATGAATGTTGATGTGTTGGTTGAAGACAATGGCTGAGACCGAATTGTCCCTGTAATCAAAAGATTATAAGACTGGTCTGGCCACGGCCCAACAATAAAATTTTGATTGGTTAAACCGGCAGAAGCCTGGTCACCACCGTAAACTGCGAAAAATTTTGGTATTCCAGCATTTGTATTGCTACCCCAAACATATTCCAGATACTGTTTTGCAGCTGGAACAAGCGGATAGTTTTGCCCACCATTTACAACATTGATCGTTTGAATTGTTACAAATGAACTTGTTGGGATTGAAAGAGAATTTGAACCAACAGTCAGCGTGTAGTTTGAATTGCTTGTTTGCGTTGACAAAAAATCCAATTCTCTTTGCATGCGAAGTTCTGCGTAAGAAATCGCCTGCGGAAGAATAATTTGGAAATTGGGATCTGTCTGGGGGACAACCGCCAACGTCGCAATTTGCTGAACATATGTGTTGTAATCCACGACTCACTCCTTACGAGTATTCCCAAATTTTCATGTAACCTTGCGATCCGGTGCCGCCGACATTGGCGGCGTTTGCTCCACCGCCACCGCACCCGTAAAGCGTAGCATTTCCACCAACACCACCACCACTTGGAACAGCGCCACCACCAATCAAATAGATAAATTGTGGGTTACCGCCGGTATTACCATTTTGATTTTTTTGACCGTCTGTGCCTGAAAAACTTAACTGATTTAAATTTGATGCCGTACCACCAGCGCCACCTGCACCACCATTTGTAGACCCTTTGCCGCCTTTTCCGCCACCAGCAGTATAGGTTGTAGCGCCTACAATAATTTTTGTGTCTCCACCGTCTCCGCCATCTGTCCCGGTATTAGCACCACCTGTGCCGCCAGCACCTACAGCAATTGTATATGTCGTAGCCGACGAAACAGGCGTAACATAAACAAAACCATAAGCAGCACCGCCACCACAACCGCCTCTATTTGACGATGTAGAGCCACCACCGCCACCGCCGCCTCCAAGCATTTCAATGTAAAGCGCCGTGCATCCTGTAGGAGGAGTGTATGTAGTTGTTGCTGTGTTTGTAATGAGTTGCGGAGTGCGCAAAAGTCTGCCGCCCGTAACTGCGGATGCAGTCCAAACAGGAGTACCCGTAATTGTTGTAGATGAAACGGTTTGGGACGCACTGACCGTATATGTTCCTGCCCCGCCGGTCCCTGTCAAAAATGCCGTAACAGTTGTACCGGCAGTAACGTTTGTCCCTGAAATTGTTTGACCAATTACAACATAACCAGTCGTGACAGCAGTCACCGTCATCGTTGTGCCAGCAATAGAGCCTGTGTAAACCGCGTTTATTGCCGCTAAAGCTGTTCCATTGGCACCAGGAGCAACCGGGAGAGGAACACTTGTTCCGTTGCCAACATAAAGACTGCCAGCCGATAAAGTGGTTAATCCAGTTCCACCTTGCGAAACTGTTACAGGATATGTTGGAAGAATTCCGTCATCACAAAATCTTATATTTGTACCGTCAGAGTAAACTTGGATATTAAGATTTGCAGGAGCAGTAACTGATGTCCCGCCACCGCCAGACGAAATTGTTACGGTTTTGCCACCGGTTGTTGTGTTGTAAATAATCCAACGGCCACTGATGCCACTTGGAACAGCAAGTGTTTGATCGTTTGCCAACGCACCTGTCAACACAATGCGCATAGCTTGCGTTTGCCCAGCCCCGGCAGTTGTCGGAGATGTCAAAGTTGTTGTAGCCGTTGCGCCAGTCGGAAGAGCAATAGAAACCGTTTTAGTCAACTGGTTTTCAAGGATGTCTTCGTTATTATTTAACGGGACATCCCAACCTGACGAATTATATGCAGGCTGATTAAGCTGAAGATTGGTGGTCGCGGTCATTGTCTATCCCTTCGCAAATCATCAATCCTGGTGAAGATTTGACTGCATATATTCTCAATGTGGCGGATATTTTCCATAAATTCCGTTCTTGGAACAACACTAACTTCCAAATCATGCAAATCTTTTCTTAATTCTTTTACGGCCTGCCACATCTCGCGCAAAAACCATCCCGAAACCAAAAGGGCAGAACCAGCAAGAAGATTAATAAAAGATTGCGTATCCATCATGCAGCCTCGTTTTTTAACTGCGGGTTGATCTCCCGCTCTATAAATTCAAGATTAGCTGCAAGCCTGCGGTCTGATGGCGTTTTCTCCAACGCCAATTGTGCTTGTTGCAGTGCAATATCTTTAAGACCAAGATTCCACGCAGCGATTGAAGCATAGTCGTGAGGTTGATGACCCCAGACATCAGGGTCGCATGTATAAACCATGGCGCGGTCAGTAATTCTTAAAGCCCGCATGGAGTAAGCAAAACACTCTTCCCAACGGTGCTGGCGGTACATCAAGCCAGCCAATTCACACCAAGGTTCGCGTGTATTTGGGGCTTCAGATGCCGCCATTTGAAAAGATTTTTCGGCGTTGCTTGGATCGCTTAATTCATTGTAACACCGCCCCATGACACGATAGGCGTAGCATCTTTCATTCGGCCATGTTGCATTTGGCATTTTGAGGTATTTCTCACAGGCGGCAATTGATTCTTGCCAGCGACCGTGAAAGCTTAATTCACGCGCATAGTAAAATGCGTTGCGTGGGCAATTTGGATCTTCTTTAACTGACAATTCCAAGAGACCCATGTATTGGCCGCGAGACTTTGTCGGATCTGGTTTATGAACCGCCAGCAACATATCGGTCTGTGACCACACTTCCGTAATCCGGCCATCCGGAATCGGGTATTCATGGCAGGGGTGATGCCACATATAACCGTGACGAGCATGAATTTTCTCATAGTAAAAAGCAATTCCAGACCCCCAGTCGAACATATACCGGAGGCGAGTTGTTTCGCCTTTTTTCCAAACACGCTCAATTTCTTCGCGCCATCCTGGTTGAAGAACTTCGTCAATGTCTAAGCTGATGCAGACATCAATGTCACGCGGAATAAGTGCCATGGCGGCATTTCTTGCAAGGTCAAACCTCCACGGCGTTATGCATATATCATGCACAACTGCTCCGTGTTTACGGGCTTCGTCAGGTAAACCATCAGTTGAACCTGTATCTGCAATCAAAATCAAATCAGCTTCTTTTGCTGATTGACAAAAACGCTCCACAAAGTGTGCTTCATTTTTGCTGATTGCATATACTGCGATTTTCAAAGACAAGTTATTTTCCTTCACTCATTTGGTTCTGGATTTGGGTTGGTAAACGTCTCCGTAACCGGGTCATAAACCCAACCAAAACCATAATTTTCAGCCTTCAAAGGAACGCAACGCAATCCTTCTCCAGGATTATACTCTGAAACTCCATCCCAGAGAATAAAATTGTGAGCAATATTGTTCTCATCAATTACTGCATAACGATCAATCATTACCACACCCATACCTCAATACGACCATCGCCGCCTTTTCCACTTGTATGACCCGAAGTTGACGAAGTGCAACCTCCCCCTCCTCCGCCCGGCACAGAACCATCAGTAGCATTAGCGTTTGCCGCAGCTGCTCCTCCTGCGCCGCCGCCTACAGAAGTGCCTCCAGCCAATGGAGAAGCGCCTGCGGATGCACCACCGCCTCCACCGCCGCCCATCCAACCGTTACCACCCGCTCTGGCATTGCCTCCGCCACTCCCGCCAAGCCAATACTGAGTTGCATCAATACCAGTTTGGGTAAATGCGGCAGCCCCTACTGCGAATAATTGCCCTGCCTGACCACCAGATGAACCGCCAGTTTGACCTGCTCCGCCACCATAAGCAGTAAACGCATTTGAGCCAGTGCCAAATGTTGAATTATTGCCGGGGTTTCCACTAATACCTGCCGCCCCCGAAACAGCCGCACCGCCTGCACCAACGCTGTATGGTTGCAATGTTGTTGAAAATCCTGAAAGCAAATAAAATCTTTCCATATACGAGCCGCCACCCCCGCCACCCGGAGTTTGAGTTGCGGATGCTTTACCACCAGACCCTCCACCCGCCCACATACGAACTAAAACAAATGTTCCTGTTACGCTTGTTGGGTCCCAATTCCCAGAACCAGACGTATAAGCGGTTAAAGTTGCACTTGATGGCAACGCACCCCAAACAGGAATTCCTCCTGAAACTAAAAGAACCTGGTTACTTGATCCAATTGCACGTTTGGCAAGCGTATTTGATCCTGAAGCGTAAAGTGTGTCACCAGTTGTATAAGATGACAAATTGGTTCCTCCGCCAGAAATGCCCAGCACTCCGGAACTATTAAGAAAATTTGAGAACAAACTAAGATACCGGGATATTGACATTTTTTACCATACCCAAAGTTCTATGCGGCCATCTCCACCTGCGCCGCTTATTGTTCCTGCGACTGTAGCCCCTCCACCGCCACCCGGCGTAGACCCTGCTGTTCCACTTACGCTAGATCCTGCGGCTCCTCCTGCCCCACCAGTCAAAGATGTTCCTGCTGAAGTTGTTGTGCCGCCTGTACCTGCTGCACCACCGCCTCCACCGCCGCCATAATAACCATTCCCTGCGTTGAGTGTTTGGTTCCCCCCTGCGCCTCCAAAATTTGGAATTGTCGCGCTTGTCCCTGTTGAAAGACCTGCGCCACCAGTCGCGAAAAAACCACCTGCGTCTGCGCCACCTGTAGTCCCACCGTTGCCGCCATAAGCCGTAAATGCATTTACGCCTGTGCCAAAAGTGCTACTGCCGCCGGGGTTGCCGTTTGCTTGCGTGGTAACGCCCGCGCCTCCAGTGGCAACAGAATATGGTTGCAAAGTAGAACCGAATGCAGAAAGGGAATAATACCTTTCAACATAAATGCCGCCGCCGCCGCCGCCAGCGTTTGTTCCTGAATTGCTTTTTCTTCCCGCTCCTCCTCCGCCCCACATTCTTACAAGAACAAACGTCCCCGTTACACTTGTTGGGTCCCAATTTCCCGATCCTGAAAGAACAACTCTAGTTGCATTGGTTGGAGCCGCAGTCCAAGCAGGCAATCCTGATGATACGGAAAGAACTTGACCAGTTGATCCAATTGCCAATTTTGAAAGTGTATTTGTACCAGAGGCATAAAGAATATCGCCTTTTGTGTATGACGAATTTCCTGTGCCACCACCTGTTGGGTTAATAACTCCCGCACTGGTTAAAAAATTAACAAATGAACTAAGGTATCGTGCGACTGTCATGGTTCACCACACCCAAATTTCTATGCGACCGTCACCACCCGCTCCGCTTGCGTGAGCAGCATTAGTAGAATAGCACCCGCCACCACCGCCACTTGGGGCAGATCCCGGCGATGCACTGCCTGTTGACCCACCTGCGCCATTGCCACCTGCGCCAGCAGCAACGGAAGAACCGCCCGTTCCGCTCGACAAAGAGTTTGCTCCTCCGCCTCCACCGCCGCCCATAAACCCTTTACCGCCTACTGAAGCAACATTTCGTGACCCACCGCCACCAAAATAAGGTTGCGTTGCGTCAACACCTGTTGAAGTAGCCCCACCTGCGGCAAACAATCCACCCGTATCGCCGCCGTTAGCACTTGTCCCGCCGCCGCCGCCGTATGCGGTCAACAAAGTTGTGCCAGAACTAAACGTGCTATTCCCGCCTACGTTTCCGCTGCCCGAAGTAACACTCGTTCCGCCAGCCCCAACAGTATATGATTGGTTTCCAACAAAATCAGACAAAAGATACATTCTTTGGGTGTACATTCCTCCACCGCCGCCGCCATTGCTGGTAGTTGCTCCTTTGTATCCAGAACCCCCGCCAGCCCAAAGCCGCACAAGAACAAATGTTCCAGCTGATGGTCTTGTCCAAGTGCCAGAACCTGCTGATGTAACAACAGTTGAGCCGTTATTTGATGGGGCGGTTGCCCAAGATGGCAACCCTGATGCGACAGTAAGAACTTGATTACTTGAGCCTACAGAGAGGGCGGACAAAGTATTAGTGGCTGATGCATATGGTATGTTGCCAGTCGTATAAGTTGTAAGGTTTGTTCCACCCCCGCCAATACCAGCGATACCTGAACTGTTCAGGAAATCTGCAAACAGACTGAGGTAACGAGCAATAGACACCGCTTATCCCCCATCAATATGTCAAAGCATCGAACAGATCGCCAGAACTTGCTGCAACACCCAACACGACCGAAGTGCCGTTTGATGCCGTGTAATCGGATGTCGCAAGCAACACGCCATTCAAAAACACCAAAATTTTGCCGACTGTGTAAGAAACTGTGAATGTGGTCTGACCAGCCGTCGCCGTAATTGATGTCCTAGCAAATGCCGCACCTGCACCGGTTGGCCCGGTGGGGCCGGTAAAGCCTGTGGAACCTGTAGGGCCTGTTGGTCCTGTAGGGCCAGCGGACCCAGATGTTCCTTGCGGACCAGTAGGGCCGGTTGGGCCTGTGCCACCTGCGGTTCCAGTAGGGCCTGTGGGACCCGTAGGGCCTGCATTGCCAGATGTGCCAGCCGGTCCTGTCGGGCCAGTTGGGCCTGTAGAACCTGCTGCACCGGTCGTGCCTGTAGGACCAGTTGGGCCAGTCGGGCCAGTAGATCCGTCTGCGCCTGTAGGCCCTGTCGGGCCTGTAGGACCGGTTGGGCCAGCATTACCCGTAGTCCCGGCAGGACCTGTAGGGCCTGTGGGACCTTGAGAACCAGTGTCTCCCGTAGGCCCGGTCGGACCTTGAAAACCAAGAGAACCTTGAGGACCTGTAGGCCCAGTTGGACCGGCAACATTTGAAGCCGCACCAGTAGGCCCTGTGGGGCCTGTGCCTGTTGGGCCTGTAGGACCGGTTGAGCCAGGGAATCCTTGCAATCCAGTCGGTCCGGTTGGGCCGGTATTGCCGGTAGAACCTGTAGGCCCAGTAGGGCCGGTCGGTCCTGCATTCCCGGTGTCTCCGGTTGCTCCAGTCGGGCCTGTAGGCCCCGTTGATCCTGATGCGCCTGTGCTACCCGTTGGGCCTGTCGGCCCTGTCGGACCGGTGTTGCCGGTTGAGCCAGTTGGGCCTGTTGGGCCAGCCACATTTGATGCCGCTCCAGTAGGGCCTGTCGGGCCTGTTGAACCAGCATCGCCTGTAGGGCCGGTCGGCCCAGGAACAGTTGAGGCAGCACCTGTAGGACCCGTAGGCCCTGTAGGACCCGTAGGCCCTGGAACAGTTGAAGCGGCACCTGTAGGACCTGTCGGGCCGGTTGGCCCTTGAGATCCGGATGTCCCTGTCGGCCCAGCAGAACCTGTCGGGCCAGTAGGCCCTGTACCTGTAGGCCCGGTTGGGCCGGTTGGACCATTTGAACCGCTAAACCCAATAGGTCCGGTAGGACCTGTCGGCCCTGTAGATCCAGTTGAACCTGTACTGCCGGTCGGGCCGGTAGGACCTGTAATTGAATTACCTTGAGGCCCGGTTGGGCCTGTTGGCCCAGGAACCGTAGATGCATCGCCTTGAGGACCCGTTGGCCCCGTAGGTCCGGTAGGGCCTGTTGGGCCGGTTGAACCTGTGGGACCTGTTGAACCGGTTGCGCCGGTAGGCCCGGTATTGCCCTGAACGCCTTGCGGCCCTGTCGGACCAGCAGTCCCCGTAGGACCCGTAGGCCCTAATCCCAATGCCGCCACCTGCGAAACAGTTGCGCTATATGACGTTCCTGCCTGTTCGATTTCAACCAGGGCATTACTGTCCAGGTTGATTACGGGAGGCAGATTTGGGATTGTTGTATTAGCCATGACTCACCAAACCAAAAATACTGAAACTTCTTATATTTCAATACTTTATTGAGGAACGTTACCAAATTGAGCAAACGTTGTAGTGACGCTGCCGGTGCCGGAATTTAATACAACACGGGCGAATGTCGGGGTAACCGTAAAACTTGATTGCTTGCTGGCAATCGCGTTGACAACATTGCCGTCTGTTGAATTAAACCAAGCAACGTCAACAGGAGCGACCGGGTTGGTCGGGCTATTCGGGTCATCAAGAGTTGTTTGAATTGTATAATTTACAGACCCAGTAACATCCGCCTGGATTGCTGTTGTCGGATACATCCAGCTATCAAGACGAACCCAACGTGAACCTGCAACAGATGTCGTGCCAGCCTTGAAAGCGCCTGCAACAGTGCCGCTGGCGGTTATCGAAGACACTGTCAGAAAATTCAAAATCGTCGCAACAGTCCCACCATTTACGCCGTCGAGAACTTCTGTTTGAGATTCCCCGCCGTAGGTTGTGCCGACAATTGTAAAAGTAATGCCAGTATCATCGCCAGCAGATGTCAAAACAACTTGTCGAGGAGCGTCAAGAACGACAGGATTTGCGGTCAAAACAATCGCTCCTGAACCAGGAGATTGAACCGCCGCAATACTTGCATCGTTTGCTGCATCAAGCGGGCCTACTGTTGCGAAAACTGGTTGCATGATTTTAACCCCTTACTTCTTAAGGCTCTATCAAAATTTGAATTGGAGTCGGACCAGCTTCTTGAACGACGCGGAACGACCCATCGAAAGATCCATAAACGGTTGTTGGAATAGGAATATTCTGTGATGTTGATATCGTATAAGTGCCTATTCCGCCAGTGCCTGTGAGATATCCGGTCACTAAAGTTGGCGTAAAAAGACCATTTCCTGTCAACGTGACAACGGGTGTTGTTTGATCAAGCGTGATCGACCCGGCGGTTACGGATAAAACCGTAAGAACATTTCCGGAAATTGTTACAGACCCAATGAAATCATCGCCGCCCTGAGTTATGCGGTATTCGCCATTCTCAGTCGTGCGATAATCGTTATTTGCATAGTCGTAGTCTTCGGGCCTAGCATTGATGACCGGCAACGGATCTTGCGTAATCATCAACGGTTTTAATTGCGGCTGTGGTTTGTCGTAGCATGGCTGACAAACAAGAATGCGCAAATTCGTCAGTCGAGGGCCGCGATAATCAAACTGAAACTGCAAGCTTTTATGATTATAGATAAAACCGCAACGGTCGCACCGCGCAAATGCACTTGGTGCGTTGCCATTTACTGTTGCGCGGCCATGCGGTCTATATGCCATCTTTAAGTCCTATAATAACCGGACAAGCCGGGCATGACGTAAAGAGGTACGTTTTCGGTGTCTTGAGTTGATGCTGTGATGTAAGCTTGCTCCGCCTTAGCTTCTAAAACAGGAGTCCTATCAGGCGAATATATTGCTCCCAAACGCGCCGCAAGGCCCGCACAAAGAGCGTCCAGCCAGCGATAAGGAATGTCCAAAGTTTGTCCATTTGATAACTCCGCATCCTGGATCTGAATGACCCTATAAAAATTGAGAGTATAGTAATCTGATTGATCAGGAACAGGCCAAACCGTCAGCGTAGGCTGAATCAAACGGTCAAACCAAAACACTGTAGGCGGCGCTTGAAGATTTTTGTTTGGCGTTTGGCTGTATTCAGTACGCGAAATTGGCATGATTACGCGGTCAAATTGTGATTGCCCGGTGCCGGTTGTAATGACGGCATCAAGAACCATAACTGTGCGTTGAGAATCTGCCGCCCAATTTACTGAAGGCGTAGCAGCATAATAGGTTGTTACACCTTGAACCAAAGGAATGCTTTGCCGGTCAACCTTCCAAAGATTTACGCCCTTATTTGCCCAATCTGAAAACATCAGATTGGCCTCAAACCGGGCATCTTCCATATGTTCCTGCAAAAGGGCAGTACGGCGCACCCCGCAACGCGCAAAAGCGTTGAGAACAACTTCACCCAAACTTGGGTTAAAATTATAGGTGCCGCTCGTTGTCATCCCTTTTTCTTCCTCATTGCGGCGACATTATCGACCAAATTCGGATATGGCCGCCCATGCGCACGGGCTTTAGCTTTTGCAGACTTAATCTGCTTTTCGCTTAAATGTTTTTGGTGGGCTTTTTTCTCCACCGGGTGTTCCCAAAACGGCTTCTCAACCATCAGCATCCCCATTTACGAAGCGCCTTATTGATCCGGCTTTCCGGGTCATGCGCGTTCTTGTGATTAGTGAGTTTTGACCGCATACCTTCCATTCTTGCACAAAATGATTTGTGGCGGGAATTATGCGTGTCTTTTGTCGGCGCTTTTAACGTGCCGCCTGTTTCAGAATGATAAGAAGCGCGTCCTTTGGCGTTTAACCCGCCAGATTCAGACTTGCCTTCTTTACGCGTCCATGCAGCCGTCATTACGCCCTCCAATTAGAAGAAAAGGGGGGATTTCTCCCCCCTTCTTAATGGTGCAGTTTTTTCAAGGTCTGAGCGAGTCGCGCACGACGAGCAAGCTTGGGGTTCTCGCTATGCGCTGCCTTTGCAAGCTTTTTGGCGGGGATCTTCTCCCCTTCCGGAACATGCAATGCTTTATGCAATGCTCCAGGATGCTTGATGGCACCTTGAATCCACTTTTCGCCGCCCCCGTGGGACTTGTGGGAACGGCTTACGACTCCCCCGGGTCCACATCGCGTCCAGCCGGTGACTTGACGCTGTGAGCCGCAGAGAACGGACGCATTTCCGAACCTACGCCGCCGCCGCTTTTACGCTTCGGACGGTCAAGGCGGTGGTGCGCTGAGTGGCCATGCATATCAACATGCTTGCCGTGGTGAACCTTGCCGCCGCGCTTCTTGTGAGAAGCTTCTTTGACAACGTTTGAACCAGCACCGGCATAGACTTCAGAAGGAGTCTTGTCCGATTCCCACTCGGCAACGCCATGTTCATCGTGATGAACTTTACCGCCTTTCGCGTGGTGCGAGCGGTGCTTCATCGCATGCATGGAGTGCTTTTTTACCATGTGATGCGCATGTCCGCCGTGAGCGTGATGCGCGTGGTGTGATTTACCCTTCATACTGGGTCTCCTTACGCTTGGGTGACACCAAACAGGCCGTTGATCGAACCTGCATTGGCGGCGAGAACAAATTGACGGATGATAAGGCGTTTTGAGCCATCAGCCGCCGATTGCAAAGCATAGGTGCCGCGTACGTCACCCGTTGTAGCTGTTGCAGGGCTGGTCGTGTCAGCAGCGACATATCCCGTGTTGGCGGTGACTGCCGTGGCGTTGTAGTTGATTGCTACATCACCAAAGAAATCAGACCGAAGCGGGAGACCATAAATGTCAGTCGTGCCAATCGAATAGTTGTGGGCATCAGTAAATTGCGGCGTTACCGACGCAATATATTTGAATGCTTTCTTACCATTCGTCGTTGCTGTTCCACCTGCATGGGTGATGGTTTCCGTCATCGGTACTCCATAGATGTCGTAACCGCTGATAAGGAAATCACCGCCTGTCGCAGAAGTAGAACCTTTCACGCAGACTGCCCGGGAGACCATCGCTTGAGGATTCCACAAGTATACGGTGTTTGATTGACCAAACGGCTGTGCCAAAGCAGTATAGCCGCCAGTCATCTGGCCCGTAATCGTTGTGGAAGATACTGTCGCGTTGCCCGTGACTGTATAGGTGCCAGCGCCACCAGCAGGACCGGTAAGCTGATTGACAACCTTTGTACCCGTCGCAACACCTGTGCCAGACAATGTCATGCCGACAGTTACAGTTCCTGTAAGGGATGAAACAGTCAGAATGTTGCTGGCGACCACGCCTGTGAACGATGCATAACCTTCAATCAAAACGAGACCTGTTACAGTCGCGCCTGTATTGTAGTTAATGCACGTTGCACCAGCAGAAACACCAGTTGAAGTCGATCCAGTCGATACCAGTGTCATTGCAGTGCCGCTCACAACGTTGGCCAAGGCAGCAATAGCAGCCGTGTTCAACGCATACGGAGCGTAGTTGATGGTCATCGCATCAGATGTGCCGAAGCCAACTGTAGGAACCCCAAAGTTTGAACCAGGGATATAGTTGAAATTCGGACGAGGGTCGATGCGGCCCGCACCGCCCCAGAAGAGGGACGGGCCACAATCGGGGTTGTAATCGGTTACGGTACCAATGGTGTTTTGGCCGTAAGCAATCAGAGGACCGGAGAAAGCTGAAATAGTCATGTGCTTATCTCCTTACGAGGTTGGGAACGAGCCGTAGATTGAACGCCAGTTGTAATAGCCCACAGAGTAACGCTCATAGCCCTTAACAAGCAAGTTATCTGTCGTAAAGTCAACTTGCATGTCCATTTCAAAGGGAATACGTTCCATATACACCAGACCTTTAATGTTGGTGAGCAGGAACCATGCGTAATTGGATGTCAAAAAGTCCATTACCATGTAGCCTTCCGACAGACCGCCACCCGTAAAAAGAATAGCATTCGTATCGTTGTCGGCAGTTCCTGGACGCAACTGAGTCTTTGTAAGACGGATCGCAACAGGCTCAAGAGACGGCGGAACAATCAGCTTCCGGCCACGGGCAAAAATCTTGTTGCCAGCGATATCGCGGAAATTCTGACGGATCGCAACCATTGCATTGAGGAGCGTTGATTCATTGAGATCAACCTGCGTAGTCGGCGTATTTGCAATCGTGCCACCATCAATCGGGTGAGCAGTCGAGCAAAGCGCAACGCCGTCACCGCCAACAGCCGCATTATACGTCTGAGCAGTGTTCAACACGTTGGCTGCATAGATTTCTTTCGTCTGATGGAAAGATTCAATGAGGCCAAGGTTGGTCGGCTTAAACTGAGCCTTGTAGAGGTTGTCATCAATTGCCTTACGGGTGATCGCGTAACCAAGGGCAATTTCATTATGTTCCTGATTGTAAACATAACGCTCGCCAGCTGCGTTATCAAACGTGGTGTTGCCACCTTCCGTCTTCAACTGAGCGAGACCAAGGTAACGCATATCAACTGTGCGTTCCAAAGCCATGTTTGACTTGGTGATTTCAAACACCTTGTCGTACTGGCTTGGGATCATCGTGTACTTGCCTTCAACGCCACGCAAGCCGGGGAGGAGAAGGTCACGGATTTGTGAAAGATTAATAGCCATGTGTCCTTACTCCCTTTATGCGTTCACGCGATATGTCTGGTTATTGTAACCGACAATCACAGTTTGATACGCTGAAGTCGTGTCCGTTCCGTTTGCACCCGGAGGGGCAGTCACAAACGAAATAACGCGGAATTGCTTGGTCGAACCAGCGCCAGCAACAGTGTCAAGATACGCAACGGACTGGCCGCTGAGTGCTTGAGATGTCGGTGCAGCACCTGTCGTGCCGTTGCCACCAAACGTGTAGCTGTTGTTGAGAACAGACTGCGCAAGAGCCGACGTAGCGTTGGTTTGAACGCGGAACGTTGCCTGCGGGTCAGTGATAACCCAGGCATCAATTGTCGTTCCGGTCGGAACGTTGGTGCCAGCAGGATAGAAGGGAGACCAGACTTTGCGGTTAACAGCCGACGAATAGTATTCGCAGCCAATAAACACGCCCAAAATCACATCAGACGTACCGGCTGCGACAACGTAGCCGTTTGTCAGAGTTACAGGGTCACCAGAATAAATATTGTATGTGTTGCCGGAGGCAATCTGCCACTGCGACTGGCCAAGATTGCCAGTTCTGCCGTCAAGAAACCCGGCGAGTTGGAATCCAAAAGGCGCGTAAGTATTCGCCATAGGATGCTCCTTTTCACTTAAGCCTGCACAAACAGCGTGTTTGTATTAGCCCAATGAGGAAGCCCACTACGGCGCGTAGCGGAGTACAAAGACTTGTATACTATCGGGTTTTTGAGTTTGCAATAAGAAAAAAGCCCCCGAAGGGGCTTTTGACTTAGGATTGCGGGATATTAAGGGGCTGGTAGCTTTTCCGTACCCCGGTTTTATTCCGGTCACGCTCAAATGTGCCGCCTGGTGACATACCAAGCGCACGTTCTTTCGACGCGACAACCTCACGGGCGGTAGCCAATTCACGTTCTTTGGCCATATTGGTGATTTCCAAAGGACGTTCCATCAGAATCATGCCTTTTTTGCGGATAGGACCAGCATATCCTGGCGGCATCATTGACGGATGACGCTTTGCATCGACAGGTTCCCAGCCTGCAAGACGCATTTCTGTCAAATGATCGTCTTCTGCCTGGCCTGCAACAAATTCACGCTTCCAATTATAGTCCCAACCTTCCGGGACCATGCGAGGATCAATGTGGAATTCGTCATACATCTGCGAATCAAACTGATCATCGCGCAATTTGGCGCGAATTTCTTCAGCACGAAGGGCCGCTTCACGCAAACCGCGTGATACAGGGGCCATTTTTTCATTTGGTTCGTCGTTATTTGACATAAGTCCCTCATTTTGTTCGATAATTTGATCTTTACGAGGCCGCCCAGGCCCCTTTTTGGTGCCTTCAAGCATTTAATTTACCTCTTTGGATCATTTCCAGCTTGGCTTGCATCCATTCTTCGTCTGTCATGTCGTTTGCAGCAGCCATTTCACGTTCTGCGGCTGAAATACGCATGGTTACAGTCTGCCCCTGACGCAAAACTTGGCCGGAAGCAGTACGAGACACGGGTGCAGCCGCCATGGATTGGCGAACAGGGCGTGTTTGAGGCGCGACATCCTCTGTTTCACCGCCGTAAACCTTTGATTCAATGAATGAAAAGTATTCTGGCGTGTCTGGCTGGATGTTTTTTGCCTGACTTTCCCAATGAGCAGCGGTCATAAGCTTAGTTTTAACCGGATCTGCAAGCACATCACGGTGAGAACGAAGCCAAGCTTGCGATGTTGGGCTTTGAACCTGAGCAATTTGAGCCTCAATAGGGTCAACTGGTTGCGGTTCGTATTGAGGAAGAGGCTGGCGGCGTTGATGTTCAAGCGCATCACGCTCGTATTTCAACTTTTCTTCCAAAGCTTCTTTGCCTTGAGCCAATTGAATCAAGCGAGATTCAATTTGGGCCATGCTACGCTGTATTCTGGCGGCTTGAGTGTAATCACCTTCCGCCAATTTGTTGGCATAATCGCGTTCCAGCATCTCCGCATCGCGTTCATAGCTGGCGATTGCGTTGGTAAATGCCGTAACTTGATTGTCTTGAGCCTGAACCTGATAGGTTTTGGCTTCAGTTTCGCGAAGCCGGGCCAATTTTTCGGCTTCCGTCTTCAATCTGCGGGCTTCTTCTGCTTCCCGCTTCTTTTCTTCAAGCTGTCTGCGTAAAAGTTCAACGCCTTCATCCGGTTCTTTTTCCGGTGCCTTCTCAATTGGCTGCGCTGATTCAACTTTTACCGTGTCTGCACCAAGATCCAACTCTTGCTGAATTGGCGGTGCCGGTATTTTGACACTAATTTCTGCGGCTTCGTATGTATCTGACATAGTTTCCCCCTTAGAAAGCAATATCCGGCTCCGGAATTGTCATCCGGACCTGAATATCTTGAATCATGTGACACAATTGACCGTTAATATTGAGTTTCCAGCCGTCTGAAGACCGCACAACAACCCAATCGCCAACGTTAACATCCTGTCCGGCAAAGCGCGTACTGTCATCATCGACAAAAGCAAGCGGGCCTTTCTTCAAAACCAGCACAACTTTGCCCTGATAATCGTCTTCTTTACGGACTGTGTCAGGAAGGTGGAGACCAGAGGCCAACTTTTCAGGCCGCCGGTAAACCGCGCACAACAAATAGTTGTTAAAAATATTGATGTCGGACAAATCGCCAACGGCGCGTTTCAGTTCTTCACGCGGATCTGCCGCATGAAACATTTTCATCGTCGATGTTTTCATCTCATCTCGCTTTTCTATCAATGCCGATCAACTCATCGTTGATCTCTGTCGCCCAGATAAGAGCATCGGACAGCCCTTTCAGGTATCCGACACGGTTTTTGTATTCCTCGTAGTTTTGAGCGGAGCCTTGAAGGATATTATCCGCCAGACCCCGCCTTTCTTCGTTTATTTTCTCCTCTAACTTGCGGAAGAGGAGAAGGTCTAAAGATGCCAAGTGGCCTCCTTATTCAGTGCCATCCGCAGTGGGCCATTTCGTCTTTTCCAGACGGCCCAAACCGGAACCAGAACCGTAGTCCTCTTCCTGATATTTGGGCATCCAGTTCTTAACCCGACCGCCGGATTTACGCATCGGGGGAACAGGAGCGGACATTCCCGGGCCACCAGGCATCATCGCACCCATTGCGCCAAGACCAGGGCCTGCTCCAGCAGGACCCATCATCGGCGGCATTCCAGGAGGAGGTGCCGGAGGAGCAGGGGGCATCGGAGGTACCATGGGCGGCATGCCCATACCAACACCAGCACCTAACGGAGGTTGCTGCTGCCCACCTTGTTGCGGGGAAATCATAATATTAACGGTTGTCTTGCCTTTAGCCCGACCGCCTCTAGCCCGTTGGATACGGCCACCAGTGTTATACATTGGTGCGCCACCGTTAGGCATAAACGGATCTGGTCCGCCAGTTGCCCCAAACTGGCCAAGGGCCGGGGGGTTAAATACATTTGGATTGCCGCCACCCATTGGGGTCCCTACGCCACCACGGCCACCGCGACCGCCACGACCGGCGCGACCGAAACTGCCTCTTTCAAGAACAGGATCAATTGGGAACCTTTCAGGTGGGAGCCTTGGATCTGTTGGGTTCATTGGGCCAAACCCGCCATTTGGAGGGGTTCCTTTTCCAATGCCGACAATGTTGGGGACTTGAGGGTACATCGGGCCAAATCCAGGCTGTGAACCCAACATAGAAGTTACACTGCCTGTCGTCGGCACAGAACTAACTTGCATTCCGGATTGTGCAGGAGCCATTCCAAACCCGCCGCCAGTTACAGGCTGACCGCTATAACCAGGCATTGTTGTGCCAAAACCAGCGCCTGATTGTTGGGGCATAGCGTTGGATGTTAAAGCACCGCCGTAATACTTTTTCACACGGCCACCGGTATTGCGTTTTGCGCGACCACCGGAGCATTTTTCATCTGCGCGACCGCCATGCTTCAGCCCTTTTGTAGACTGTTGACGGTCATGCTTCGCATCCAATTCTGATTTTTCCCACTTTTCAAGGGACATGCCATGTTTTTTGGCAAGCTTGCGATCTTCAGCAAGATCCTTTTTGGAATGTTCCCATTCCATATGGCTTACTTTGCCGCCTTTTTTGCGGCCAATTTGCGGAATTGGGTTTTGCTTAACTGAAGCAGCGCCAATAAGGCCAGGAACGCCGCCTTTTGACCCCATTCCTGGCTGACCTTTTTTCTTGTAAGCAATAGCCGCAGCTTGGCTTTTGCGAGCAGACGGGTTCATCGCTGCAACGCCGCCACGGGCGTACATCGTTTCATCATCTTCGTCTTCCGCAGGAATCATAGCGCGGCCAGCAAGTTTATCTGTGGCCATGCGAATGCCTTTTGACCGGCGGCCAACACGGCTTTCCGCATCTCTAATTGATTGCGAACTATAAGGTTTTGACGGACGTTCAAAAGCTTCCGACATCATGTTTGCGACACGCGCACGTTTAGAAAATTTCTTCTGCGTATCGTAATCGTCGCCAGCTTTTTCAATGTAATTACGCAAAGCGCCACCAGAAAGCTTGTGCGCACGGCCACCTTTTTTGTAACCCACACCAGGAGAACCCAAATCTTTTCTTTCATTCGGGTTGGCTTCTTCATATTGCTTTGCAATATTTGCGCGACGTTGTTCTTCCGACTGTGCTGGCGGCTTTTTGAACGTGCTTGCAAACGGGCTTTTGGGAGCCGCTGTCAAATCACCAATTGTAAATTTATCTTTTTCTTGCAATCCACCGCCATCTTCGCGCTTGCGGCGCGGGGATTTGCCAAGATGATGCTTGGCTTTCAAACCTTCCATGTGAGCAACTTTGCCGCCACGACGGAAGCGTTGTTTGCCAACCGGCATTTTCCCAGCTGGCGGTTGCGTTGAAAGCTGCTCAACCCCATCATAGGGGCTTGCGTCATCAAAAATATCGCCGCGAGGATGGGCTTTGCCACCGTAAATTTTCAGCCTATCAGCCCGCGATTTTTTGGCCTCTGCCTTGTAATTGCTCATGTTCGTCCTCAGACATTGGGGTTGTTTTTCAAACCTACCATTTCAGGTTGAATAAACTGCTCTGCCAGAGAAGCACTCTCCGGATGAACAGCAATTTCCCGGGCAAGTTGGAACATCGCAATCCGTTCCTTGCTTTCCCTGTCCGCTGCACGGTTCTGAGCATCAGCCGCAGCATCCATTTCCTTCACCTTAACTTCCGCTATTTTGGTCTCAGAGTCAACCTTTTTGGCTTCAGAATCAGCCATTTTTGCCTGCGCCATGATCAACATCGGATCAGGCGGCGGAGGCCCAGGAGGTTGCGGAGGCACAAACAGCGAAGCCGCATCCTCAATGCCAAGCATGGTCAAAATCCGCTCATCAACTTTACGGGGATCGTAAAGCGCCGGGTTTTGTTGCTGCATTTGCTTGATGGCCATCGCTTTTTGGATACGGGCCGACTGTGAAGGAGTATTCGGGTCCGCAACCGGAACAAGATTTACGTTATTGATTGCAGTAATCAGCGTTTCTTCCGTCCATTGATAAGCCGGGTACTGATTATTTTCCCAAAAAGATTCAGGGCAATCTTTAAACAATTCCTTTAACAACTGAAACTCACGGGCCTGGGCGGCATGCATACGTTTATGCACCGCCGAAATGACCTTTTGAGCCTGCTCAATCATTGCGATTGTGGTGCCGACAGGGGATTCCTGATTTCCGTCACCGACGTTCATATCGGCTGTAGAAGCCAATCTTTGGCCTGATTGCTCAATCAAACCAAGCAAATTGAGGAATTGTCCGTCCACACTGCGGTACGGCAAATTCATAATCATGTTCTGAATTGGCTGGCCGCCTGTTTCGATTGGCATACCGCCGCCAGGAGGCACACGAAATTCGTTTGTGTTCTGGCGACCGGCTTGCTTTGCATACAAAAATCCGGGGAAGTTTGCGAACATCCCGTTGTCGATACACAACCGCCAACCAGCGGTCAGGGCCATGGTCGTGTTCCCCACAAGATGGAGCAGGCCAAGGCCGTAAAAACCAAAACCGGGAACAAAAATGTAATCGACAAAAACCTGACGGCGGATGCAAAGCGGGTCATCCTGCTTCCACCAACGCCTAATTTCCAAAATTTCAGACGATGTTTTGTCGATAGTTACGCGATACGGGAGTGCCAACCCTGTCGCCTCTCCATTTTCATCGCGATGCTCGTATCCAGGTATATCCAATTCACAATAGCATTCATAAATTTCACGGATTTGGTTTTCCGTTGTCGAAATGTTATTTGGGATAACGCCTTGTAATTGTTTAATTTTTTCTTCCACCATGTTCTCTTTTGGTGGTGTTGGCGTATTCAATTGAATATTGCGATACATCCCGACCAATTGCAGACGCTTGACCGTTGAAGGCGGCATCTTGATCACATGGGTAATGCGTTGCGCTGTTTGAGCGTTTGTTTCAGCGTTGGAAATGATAATTTCCGGGATGCTGACAAATTCCGACACCGGCCTGCGGCGGATTGGGCAGTAATAAACCTTTTTGAAAGCAGTGCCGCCAAATCCAAGAGAAAAGAACATTCTTTCCGTATCGGGGTAGTATTCTGCGGCGGTTACTGTGAGATAATGATTGAAATCAGCTTCAAAAGCCTGCGCTTGAACGTCAATATTTTGACTGTTCAAACCATCGTTGCGGACTTTAACGGGGCCATTTGCCGGTAAAAGTTCGCCTTGAGCGTTAGACTGAAACCGGACAATTGATTCAAGAAGAAGTGGGTGACGGACTGTGGCCTGGCCTTCGACCGCCGTTGAGCCGTCTGCTGCATTGTTCCTTGGCTGCTCGATTTTTGTGCCAAGAAGTTCAAGACCGGAAGTGTATTGCTGGAGAAGTTCTTGACGGGATTCATCATCTTGCTGGATCAGGCGCGTTAATTCGCTGCCGATTGAACCAAGAGACGACGGGTCAATTTCCATGGCCAAATTGCGATGGAAATCGTCATCTTCGCCTTCTTCTTTTGCTTTCGGTGGCCCAAGACTGATTGTTACAGAGCCATCAGGCATTTCAACTTTGATGTATGGAGATGTCGGATCTACTTCTGTTTCCGCATCGCCATGAACCAACATATCCATGTCGATAGCTTCGTATTCCGGGGTCGTGTTGCCAAGAACAGGGACTTGGCGAAGGTTCATCGGAGCAAGCGGCATGGATTACACCGGGTAAAGTTGGGTGGGCCTATGGGGTTTGTATATCATACTTTCTGTTTTTTCCGCTACTATTTCAACGGGTTTTTGTGCAAAGCCCAAAAGACGCAAATGAATCAAAGCTTGGGTCATGCTGTCAACCAAGTCATCGTGAGCAGCTTTAGGAAAAGATTCAGCTTGAGTGATTACTTTTTCCGCCCATTCCATATCGGGGGCGTAAATCATTCCTTCTGAAAACAAATGCTGGATTGCGTAAGCGCGAGCCACCTTGTCACCACGACCCGGGTCTACAAGCTGAATACCCCAATCCTCACGGGCAAAATGGCTTCTTAATTCTTGCGCTACAGAAATACCGGCAGCTTTGGATTCGATTAAAAGCTTGTCAATTTTAAATTTGTTGGATGATTCCAGGACTTTTTTGACTAATTGCGGAAATTCAAGGCGATCTTGCCATGCGTATATAAGCATAATCCGCCGGTTTTCCTGGCGGTCTGTCCACACCCCCCATATCGTCATGGCGGAATAATCGTTTTCCTGTTTTGTCGTATAAGCTGTGTCGAGGGACCCGATTACATATTCAAATGGCGGGAACACATTCTTTGCAATGCCTTCAGCGCCGGAAACTTGCTCGTCCCAAAGCACCCACCAATCCCGTTTTATAATACCGCCGCCTTTTGGACGGGGACGTTGTTGAAGCTGGCCAGCCGCCGCAAACGGCCCAAGGCTGGCTTCCAATTCGCTGACCTGCTCTTCGCCAAACCGCTCCGGAACAAGAAGTTCACCTTCTTCACGTTCATCAACAAACCATGGCGTGATACAGCGCCGGTCAGTTTCCATGCGCATCGGGAGGCACAAATGTGTCCAATTCCCAATATCTTTGGCTAAAACGTGGCCTGTCAGGTCTTCTTCATGCAATCTCTGCATAATTACGATGTACGCGCCGGTCTTCGGATCGTTAAGACGAGTGGACATGGATTGGTCCCACCACTCCAAAGTTCCTTGGCGGACAAGATCCGATTCAACCTCATTGGCGTTGTGCGGATCGTCGATGACAATGATAGATCCGCCTTCACCGGTCAGTGCGCCGTCAACAGATGTCGCAAGGCGATAGCCGCCTTTGTTATTATCAAAGCGGACCTTGGTGTTCTGGTCGGATGTAATTTTGTATTTGCTGCCCCAATATTTCTGATACCACGGCGATTCAATAAGACGACGGGTTTTGACAGAGTCGCGAATCGACAATGTCTGGGCATATGAAGCAAAAAGAAACTGGACATGAGGGCCGGATAACGGGCCAATATCAGATTGCGACCAGACCCAAGCCGGGAAACAAACAGAAACCATAGACGATTTTGATGTGCGCGGCGGCACGTTAATAACGAGCCTGCGAATCTCCCCCCTTGCAACTGCTTGTAAATGTTCAGCAATTGCTTCGAGATGCCATCCGTATTGGTAAGGATTAGGGTCGATATATTTCCATGCGCCTTCAACAAAATCGACCATGTTGTCTTCGTATTCCAGCCGCTCAAGGTGTTTTAACGCCTCTTCCGGGTATTGTTCTATGGCGTGTGACAGATAGGCGGCTGTAAATCCTTCGTTACGCATCATCCTCTCCATCGCTATCCGCGAATACATAATCGTGATTATCTTCTTGATCATCATCAAGAATTTCGCCTTCGATTATATCGTCATTTGGTTTGTTTTTTGAAGTGATTTTCATAATCAGCTGTTCGCGGAGAAGAGAGCGTTCTTCCGGAGAAAGATTTCCAAAGTCAAAAATGACTGTGTTCTGGTTTTTCTTTTCTTCATCCGCCCCCCATCCCATGCGGGTTTTAGCGATAAACATGGCGGCGGGCATAGCTGCTGGCGAATCTTTCATGGCCTGCTGGTAAATATTCTCTGTAACCAAGGCGTTAGCCAATTCGCGGCCATTTTTAATTTCATGCTGGAAGTGCGTTTTTAAGAACGTCCTGCTGACACCCACCGTATCTGCGATTTTATCCAGCGTATGTCCCATTTTGGCCAATCCAAATATGGCTCTGCGAATTTGTGGTGTAATTTCAATGCGATGTTTCCGGGTCTTCTTTTCATCTGAAAGCCGGTTGTCAAAAGTTGCTTTTGTCTTTGGCATTTTCATCTCCTTGATTTATCTATAACCTAAAAGTTGACAGACCTGCAAGAGGGGTGATAGAGATGATTTGGGGAAGAGGAAAATAGCAATGAGCAATAAAGCCTGTGGTATTTGCAAGTGGTATCGCCAGACAACGCCAATGCATGGCGTTTGCATGAATCCATGTAATGACGAGTTGTTTGATTATTTCAATACAGGAACCGGCGACGTAACGACCAATTTGCGGCGTGTCGCAAACGTCGGCAAGACGGAAGTGTGCGAAGAATTTACGCCACAAAAACCTGGAAAGACCTCAAAATGACATTCAGTGTCAGATTGTCGCCAAAGGAAATGGCGACCTGTCGGATACTGGGTAATCTTCGTTCCATTTCGTCACGCGGGACGGGGATTGTTGATGTCCAGATGGGGAAACAAAATCCACTTGAGATAGACGAGTTGGGGGTGATGGGTGAGTATGCTTTTTGCAAGCATTTCAACATCTTCTTTGACCCTACAACCTATGCGAGGGCGGGCGGCGCAGACTGTGTTCTGCGCGGTCAAAGGATTGATGTCAAAACAACCGCCTACTTGGACGGCAAGCTGATTGCCACGGTTAAGGGCAATACGGACATTGATGTGTTTGTTTTGGCGATTGCGCGGGATGGCGGGAGCGAATTTGTTTTTCCCGGCTACATTTCCGCCAAGCGGTTCTACAAGGAAGAGAATTTAACCAATCTTGGGCATGGCTCGACCTATGCGGTCACCCAAGACAGATTATCGCCATGGAAGGAGGCGGGGAATGAATAAAATAAAGACTTTATTGGTGTCTGCGGCCTGCATCGCATCGACTGCGGCGTTAGCAGATCAATCATCCGTACTTTGCAAAACCACGGACACAAACGAATACATTGATATTGTGAGCAAAAGCGCCACAACAAACGATGTCCTCATTCAAATTAACGGTGGCAATTATTTTGACGGGTCATCCATGATGATGGGCAAGCTTTTGATTGTCACGGCGACCTTCAGAGACGGCGGATTCATATTGAATTTGAAGCCGGACAGTAGCGGGTCAATGATGATCAGCATCAGCGACAAATTTCAAACCCACCCAGTAAGTTGCAGGTTCAGATGAGCGTACCAAATATCATACATTTCATTTATCCGGTTTGGCCGAATACCCGCCCATTGTCATTTATGAATTACATGGCGGTGAAACGGGCCAAGGAAATTCACAATCCGGAGAGGATCAAGTTCTGGGTCAACAAAGAGCCTGTCCCCTCTCCGTATTGGGATTTGATCAAGCCGCTGGTTGAAATTCATTTGATCGACATGGATGAATTATGGCGTTCAACCATAATGATGTACCCGCAACTGCGGTCTGATGTGGCCCGTCTTGAGATCCTGCACCGTGAGGGCGGGATTTATATGGACACGGATATGCTGTTGTTGAAGCCATTGGATGAATTCTTGGGCGAAAACTTTGCGATGAGTTTTGAACCTTCGGGAGATTCCGCCTGTAATGCTTTGATGATTTCGGAAGCGGGTTCTGAATTCACCGGCCTGTGGCTTGAAAACATGGAAATGGCTTTGCGTATGCCGATATGGGCGTATGGCGGTGTTGTTGTTCCTTTTAAGTTGCAACAGGAGCATCCTGATTTGGCCATGATGTACCCGGCGGAACATTTTTGTCCGTTGGATTTAAGCAAGAATTGGCTGTTTGATACGGACCCGGCAGTAATTGCGGAAGCGGAAGAAAAGACCCGCAACTCATATTCCATCCATGGTTACGAGACGTATTGGCGGACATTCGCAGGCATTGTTTCTCCGGAATGGTGCAAGAGTAACGACACATTATTTAGCAGGTTGGTTATATGATCAGGTTTATTGGCGATCTTAGCAATGCTGATGCTCAGGTTCTGTGGGGATTTACGTCCACAAATTCCCGCATTTTGGAATTTGGTGTTGGTGGCAGTACGCAAATCTTTGCGCAAAAGAAACCAAAGAGGCTTGTGTCTTTGGACAATAGCCAAGAATGGATTGATCGAACCCGTCAAAATCTTGACACGCTTGGCGTTGCTGACCAGGCGGAAATTTATCTTTACGACAAGATCCCGTTGGACACTTATGATTTTGTTTTTGTGGACGGTGATTGGCCAAATCGTTTTAGGTTCATGGAAGAAGCATGGCCGATGATAAGGGCAGGCGGGATGATGGTTGTCCACGACACCCGTCGGTGGTTTGACGTTGAGAATGTGTCAAAGTTTTTAACCGCCAAGTTTGAGGAAATAAATTTTGTCACTGTGAATTACATGGACAGCAATTGCTCATTGATCTGCAAAAGAGGTCGACTGGTTTATGAGAATTGGAATGAGGGAAAGCCATCTTGGTTGTTTGGAAACGGGGAACCTGGGCCGCTGGAAGAATGGCAAGTTATTGAATGGGAGGAGGAATAATGGACATCGTTGATGACTTGCGGGAATTAAATTCCATGCATACCCCCAAAGAAGTGTCTAGCATTGGGGAGAGAGCCGCCGACGAGATTGAACGGTTGCGGGAAGACCTTGATCTGGTCAATCAGATTGGCCGGATAGAAATAGATGCAAAACTCCGTTACGCGGCGGCACTTCGCACGATAGCCAATAATGAAGTCGCTGAACACGCAGACATTGATATGATCCGTGATTTTGCCAATAAAGCATTGGAATGTGATTATTCATCAGTAGTTCGCATATTTGCGAAGTAGTGGGAGGGGGGGACCCTTTTTGGGGGGTGGGGGGTCCCTGGAATATATATATGGGGGTCTTATTAGGGGGGTATAGGGGGTTCTATATCGTCACTTCGTGACGATGGGTGTCAAAATTTTGACGGAATATATTCCTAGCCTAAGCCATTGTAATCATTAGCCTTTTCTATCCAGGCTTTGCCTGGATAGGACTATCGTCCCATACCTTACGTTCCGTAAGGTATTAATACCATTAATAGGGTCATAACAACAATTCATTATCAACTATTTGTTGATTATGCTATAACCATCCCTAGGGCAATTCCGCCCTGCATTGGAGAACTGACTATGCCTATTAAGCGCGATGACTATCAAAACAAACCACTTGATGGTGTTGTTCATCTTTACACAAATAATTCCGCCCAGCTATACGCCCAACGCTCTAGTGATGGGGCGTTCAAGGTTGGGTTGAACCAAGACTTCAGTGAGACTGACTGGTATTTCACAAAAAGTGCTTGCGAAGAGGCTTCGGAATTCTTTGCTCGTTTGGCCAGAATTATCGGCTCAACATCATCATGCTGATCATCTGGGGGCGGTGAAAGCTGCCCCCTTTTTTCAAGGGGAAAAACCATGACGTATCACATACCATCTAACGGGTTCATGTATATGCCCAACTTCTTTGAAGCGGTAATTTATGAACTGAAGGTCAACAAGCGAA